GTCGTGCCGGCCACGAGGTCGGCCACGTCGGTCTCCACCGCGTCCACCCGCGCATCAACCGCCGCGATGTCCGCCGCCAGGTCCCCCGGCACGACCAGCCCGGTGTCCACCCAGTCGGCCCCGTCCCACACGGAAATCCCGTTGTCGGGCGCATCCAGCCAGACGATGCCCAGCGTCCCGTCGGCCTGCGACGTGTCCGCGTCCCGCGCGCTGACGGTCTCGTAAAGCACGACGTTCTCGAACGCCGCCGCCAGCCCGAGCGTCGTCAGCGCCGCGACGATCTGCCCCCACAGCGCGATGATCGCGCTCTTCACCGGCTCGTGCTCGCCCGAGGTCGCATCCCCGGCGACCACATTCTCGCGGTAGACCGTCTTCGCCGTGTCGAGAATTCCCGCCATGTCAGCCCCTCGAAATGAAAACGGCCCGCCGAAGGCGAGCCGCTGGAAAGTCCGTGTGTCGTGTCAGGTCAGGCGCCGTAGAGCACTTCCACGTGGTAGGCGATCAGCTGCGCATTGGCGCTGCCGGAGGCGAGTTCCGCGGTGAAGACGAGGTCCTGCGCCGCCGACGTGTCCTTCGACCCCGTCGCGAAATCCACCGTGGTCGTGGCCGCGATCGCGTTGGTCGCCGCCGTCCGATAGCCCACCTGCGCCGACTGCGAATTCTGGTTGCGCCAGACCCGAAGGTCCGTCCACGTCCGCGTCGTCGAGACGACCGCGTCGGCCACCACGTCGCCGGCAAGGCCGCCGAGCCGGATGCGCAGGGTCTTGTCCGTGCCGCTGTTGGTGTACTGCCACAGCGACGTGATCCGCAGCGCCCCGTTCGGCCCCATCGCCCCGGCCGGAATGGCAACCGTGGCAAGCACGGTTTCCGCCGTCGTCCCGGTGTGCGGCGACGAGGGCAACGGCCCGGCCGACTTGCCGAGCGTGTGCCAGAAGCCCAGCGCCGCCGCCGCCGCCCGGGCGCTCGCCGCCCCCGTCCCGCCGCCCGCCACAGCCAGCGGGGTTGCCGCGAACTTTGCCCGGATCCACGTCATCAGCGCGGCCAGCGTCCAGCCGCGCGGTTGCTGCCCGGCGGTCTGCTGCAGCGGCAGCACATGCGCGTCGTCTTCCGCCGCGGCTGCCGTCAGGTCGAGATAATCGTAGGTCGCCATCAGATCCTCTCCACCGCGAACACGTCGCCGCCGCCACCCTCGACGTCGCCACCGGCGCCGAGCAGGTCGAAGCCCACGCCCACGGTCCAGGCCGCGCTTGCCGCGCTGTCCCGCCCGTAGGCGTCCGTCGAAATCCCGTGGTAATCCCACACCCCAGCGCCCGGGTTGTCGGCCACCGCGTGCGCCTGATTGGGCGCGGTGAACCGGTCCAGAACCGGCGTCTCCCCGGTGTCGAGCGCCGCGCCCGCCACCGTCCGCCACAGCCGCAGCCGCACCACCGCCGCATTCGGCGCCGTCATCGTCCCGGTCACGGTCTCCGTGCCCACGTCTTCGGCCAGATCCAGCACCGGCGCCGGCGGGGCGCTGCCCGCCACCGTCATCGTGCGGTAGATCGCCGTCGACCACGTTCCCCGCTTGCCGCCAGCGCGGTTGCGCGCCCGGAACCGCCAGATGGTGCCGGCGGCCAGCGCCGGGGTCCGCGCGCTGGTGTCGCCGGTCTCGCTGGTCAGAAGCCGCACCGGCCCGGTCGTCGCCGAGCCGGTCCACTGCACGTATTCGATCTCCTGCGTCAGGTCGTCGCTCGCCGGCAGGTCCCAGGTCGCCAGCCCGAAGGCCGTCACCAGCCCGCCGGCCACCGTCTCGTTCTGCACCGCCACGTCGAAGCCCGCCACGCTGGCCAGCCCGCTGTCGGCGTCGAAACTCACCACCACCGGCGGCGGTCCCTCCGCCTCCGGGCTCAGCGTGTAGCGGTCGGGGTTCACGAACCGCCAGGCGAAGGCCATCCGGTCGGCCCCCACCCACACCGGCGGCGCGTCGAGCTCCACCGGCTGGTCGAAGATCCGCCGCCGCGGGCTGTGCAGCAGGATGAACTTGCGTTCCATCAACTTCAGCTTGCGCCCGGTCACGATCGCCGTGCCGCGCCCGGCGTTCATCCGGTCGAATTCGATCTGGCTCAGAAGCCGCGCCTGCCGGTGCCGCTGCACCCAGGGCAGTTCGTATTTCTTCGCCCGGTCCGACAGCGCCACCGGGTCGGCCGCGTCCGGCCAGGCGGCGGCGTCCACGGTGGAAAAGCTGTGGTCGCGGCTGGTGAAGGTCGCGCGCAGGATCTCGGCGCCGTCCCGGTCGCGGTCGAAGCTCTCGCGCCTGAGCGCGATGATGTCGTCGTCATCGTCGCCGATGACCAGATCCGGCTCCTCCCAGTCGCCCGGCTTGACACCGATCGTCCCGTCCGGCCGCTGGTAGAGCCAGAGGTCGGCCGCGCGGAGGATGCCGCCCAGCACCTCCTTGCGCGGCAGATCGCCCAGATCGTAGCGCCCGCCGCAGCGCCAGCGCGCCTGCGAAAGCCCGTTCCAGCCCAGTTCCGGCCGGTCGTCCACGTCGGCCGAGGCCGCGAAATCTGGCAGATACATCCGCGAGATCGGGAAGTTGTAGCCCGACCAGTGGGTGAGATAATCGAGCGCCGCCAGCGTCGGCGAGGCGCTGTAGGCCCATGTCTCCGGGTCGGCCGGGTCGTGGCTTTCCTCGCGCGGGTCGTAGAGCGCCGCCCCCAGCATCCGCGCCCGCGGGCTCGGCAGGCCCTGCCGATAAACGTCCGTCGAGGCCTCGGCCGACACCGATTTTGCCAGCACCAGCATCGAGGCCAGCCCCGGCGTGGCAAACGTCGCATCCAGCACATCCGGAAACGCTTCCACCAGCGCCGGATAGGCGATGTCGTCGGCTGTGCCCCGCTGCAGCAGGATCCGCACCCGGCTGCCCGCGCCCTCCGGCGTCGGCACCGGCTCCGGCGCCTCGTAGCCGCCGCCGGTGATGAAGTCGATGATCTGCGCCCCGCCGAAGGACGAACTGCCCCCTTCCACGAAATGCGACGGCGCGGTCACGTAGCCGTCGGCGTTGAGCGCCACCACTTCGTCATGCAGTTTGATCGAGACGAATTCGGTGATCGGCCCCACCGAGAAGATCAGGCTCTGATAGGCAATCCCGTCGCGCGCCCGGTAGAAATTGAAGTCGCCGCCATACTCGCCCTCGCCGATCAGCCGGCGCAGCGGCGGCGTCGGCTGCCGCAGGTTGACCTTGCCATCCTCGGGCGTCGGCATCTTCGGCGTGCGCGAAAACAGCAGCTGCCCGGCCACCGACAGCGCGGCAAGGCCCAGCTGCCCGGCCGAAAGGCCCAGCGCCCCGGCCAGCGCGGTGAAGCCGGCGCCCACCGACGCCACGATCGCGCCCACGGCGGCAAAGACGGGAGGCATCAGATCACCTCCCAGCTTGTCAGCGCGTCCACCTCGGTGGCGCGATACCAGTCGACGCCATGCCAGCCGAACACGATCCAGTCCGTGCCGTCGCAGAGGCCCCCCACTGGTGAAACAGCCGCCCCGGCAGGCCGATCACGCCGACAGCGCCCACCCCCGGCAGGTCGTGCTCGTCGGTCGGGCAAAACCCCGCCCCGGCCATCAGCCGCGCCACCAGCCGGTCCAGCCCGCCCTCGCGACGCAGCAGCCGCGCGCAGGTCAGCGCCGAATCGTAGGTCCCCCGCACCGGCGCCGCGGCGTCGATCCCCGCCGCCTCGCGCGTCCAGTCGCCGAGCCGGATCGAACAGTCGGACACGCCCCAGCGCGCCGCGATCCGCCCCTGCCGCGCGGCGAAGTCCTGCACCCGGGCCCCGTCGATCATCGGTAGTCCGGAAAGTCGATCGTCGTGTCGAACAGCGTCGGCACCAGCGTCAGCCCGGTCGCCCCCGGCGCCACCTGATCCAGCCACTGCTGCGAAAGCCAGCCCTGCGGCGCGCTGGAGCGGATGCCGAATACGTCGCACACCTCCACCGTCAGCGTGTGCACCACCTCGCCCGTGGTCCCGTCCGGCTCGCTCTCGTCGTCGGAAAACTTGACGATCTCCCCGGTCAGCATCCGGTAGAGCTCGCCCAGCGGCGCCCCGTCCTCCCCGAAGTGGACGAAGTCCACATGCACCTCGGTGCTGAGAATCTCGCCCGCGTCGAAACTCTCCCAGGCCGACCCCGACAGGTCGTCGTCGACGCCGGACAGCGACAGCCGCAGCCGGTTCGACTGCCCGCTCGCCGCCGCCGCCAGCCCGCTCCAGTTGGTCAGAAGCGAGGCACCGCGGAAGATGTTCTCGCCCACCTTGAGCGGCCCGAACCCGTCCCAGAAGCGTTCCGTCCTCGAGGAAAACAGCAGCGTCACGCACACCGCCCGGCCGAGCGGCCGGCGGCGGAGGGCGTCGTCAAGCTCGGTCATCCCGCGTCGAACTCCTCGAAATCCACCGCCACCCCGGCCGCCCAGCGCCCGCCCTCGGGAAACACCGCCATGCCGTCGTCCTTCGCCAGCCGCATCGCGCAGCGCGGCCGGTCGAACTCCGCCGGCAGGCCGGAAAGATAATCGCCGCGCAGCCACGGCCAGATCGTGCAGTCGTAGGTCGCACCCGACACGAGGTCGGCCCGCACGATCCGGTGCAGCCGGTCGCCGATGTCGCCATCGGCCAGCGAGAAATGCGCCCCGCGCAGCCCGCTCACGTCCACCGATCCGGCGGTAAACGCCAGCCGCACGGTCAGGGCGTTGACCCCGGCCGAGGCCGCCAGTTCCGCGCCGATCACGCTGCCGGCAAACATCGACCCGTCCGAAAAGGTCGTCCCGTCCGAAAAGGTCGATCCCGGCACCGTGCGCCGCACCACCCCGCCCACCGTCGGCCAGGGCGCGTTCCAGAAGTCGAAGGCCGGCAGGCTGATTGCCCCGGCCTTGCCGCCGATCTCCACCTCGAGGCCGCGCCACGCCCGCAGCGACTGGTCGTGCTGCCCCTCCGGCAGCCCGGCCCGCTGCATCAGCGGCGAGACCAGCGTCCAGTCGCGAAAGCTCGCCCGCCAGAAGCCCCGGCCGGAGCGGATGATCTGGTCGGCCATCTTGCCCTGCGTCCGCCCGCCGGAGCGGTTGGCGAACACCGGCACGAAGCCGCCGGAGCGCGGCATCAGCGCGTCCGGCCAGTGCACGAGGCTGGTGATCAGGCTCATCGGCGATCCCAGCTTTCCGCGTCCATGATCGGGATGACGTTGGCCGCCGCGCGCTGCACGGCCTCCTCGGTGCCGCGCCGCGCCGCTTCCTCGGCCACCGCCGCCACGTCCTCGCGGCTCATGTAGCCGGAGAAGTCGAAGCGGATCGTGGAGTTGACATTCATGCCCCCGCCCCCGCCCCGCGCCGCCTCCGGCGACAGCGAGATCGGCGAGATCCGCCGCGGTGCCGAACTCGGCCCCAGGATCTCCGGCCCGCGCTCGCCGACCACGCCCCACTGGCCGGCACCCAGCATGCCGCCATCGGCAAAGAAGCCGCCGAACAGCCCGAAGATCGACGAGAACAACCCGCCCACGCCGGAAAACAGCCCGGTCAGCATCGAGCCGAGCCCCTTGACGAGGCCGGAGAACATGCCCGACAGCCCGTCGAACAGGCCCCCGAACATCCCCCCGCCCGCGCCGCCGCCACCGGCCACCGCGCCAAGGTCCATCGGCGCGCCGACGCCGCCGCCCGCACCGCCCGAAAACAGGTTGTCGAGCGCGTCTTCCAGCGGTTTCAGCGCATGATCCAGAATCCGGCTGGTCATGTCCTGGAAGATGCCGACCGCGAAATCCCGGAATTCTTCCGCTTCGACCTTGCCGTCGGCGAAGATCGACTTGAGCCCGCCGGTGATCGACGAGCCCATCCCGTCGAACACGCCCTTGGCCTTTTCCACGCCCTGCCCGACCCGGTCCCACACCCCGCCCAGCCGGTCGACCATCTCGTATTCGACCCCGTCCACGAGGTCGGGAATGTAGGAATGCCCGACCACCGCGTCATAGAGCCCGTAGAACTTGTCCTTGATCCAGTCGACCTTGGCCGACACCGAATCCCACACCGCCGAAAGCTTGGTCGTCAGCCACTCGGTCACGCCGGTGACCAGCCGGCCCATCGCCGCCACCGCCGCCGTGGCCAGATTCTCGAGGCCGCGCGCACCGCCTCCGGCCCCTGCGCCACCAGCCGCAGTCCTTCGACCAGCTTGCCGCCGGCCATCCCGACGATGCCGAAGGCGCCGCCAGCCCTTCGAAGCCGAGCTTCAGCAGTTCGAACGGCAGCGCCAGCAGCTGGCCGGCCACCACCCCGAAGGCGGTGCCGAGCGCCGACAGCAGCGGCTGCGCCGCCGTGATCCACTCGGTCAGCCCCGATCCGGTCAGGCCCAGCACCACGGCATTGACGGCCGCGTAGAACGCGCCCCACACCTCGACGCCGGCCATGATCACCGCGCCAAGGCCGGACAGCGCCGCCCCGAAGGCGGCAAACGCCCCGCTCGCCGCATCCAGCATCGGCGCCAGGTCGAACGCCCCGGCAAAGCCGTCCACCAGCGAGCCGAGCGCGGTCATCACCGTGTCGGCGATCGGCGAGACGGCGGAAGCAACCGCCGCGCCGACGCCCGACAGCGCGCCCATGATCGTCGTGCCCAGCCCGGAAAGGCTCTCCACCACCCCGCTCGCCGCCACCGCCTCGCCGAGGCCGGCCATCGCCGCCGACACCCCGGCCCACGCTCCGTCCAGGAGCGGCCCGAGATTGGTCACCACCCCGGCGATGTCGTCGAAGCCGACCCCGAAGGCCAGCGCGGCGGCAGCCACCGCCCCGGCCACCAGCGCCAGCGGCGACAGCAGCACCGTGCCGATCACCCCGCCGACACCCGCCAGCACCCCCATCAGCGCCGCCGCACCGGACGCCATCAGCCCGAAGCCGATCAGCGCCGGCCCGACCACAGCGGCAAGCCCGGCGACGATCGTGCCCCATTTCAGGATTTCCGGACTGGTCTCGATCAGCGACCGCACGAAGCCCGTTGCTGCCTTCACGGCTTCCGTCGCCCACTCCAGCAACCCGCTGTCGGCAATTGCGATCTGAAGCGACTCGAAGGCTCCGGACAGTTCCCGGAGGGCGCCGTTGTAGCCCTTCATCCGCGCCTCGGCCTGATCGACCGAAGACACGTCACCAATCGCGGCCTTGAGCTTGTTGATGCCTTCGGCCCCCTGTTCCCCCATCATCATAGCGGTGCGGATTGCGTCACTACCGAAAATGTCCTGCAAAGAGGATATTCGGGCCTCATCCGACAAGCCCTCGATGCCCGTTCGCAATTCTTCCGCAACTTCCGCCATTGACTTCATGTTGCCTTCGGCATCGAAGAACTGGAGACCGAGCTGCTTCATTGCCTGCGCAGCCGGCTTCGACGCCGGCGTGAGCCGCTGCAGGAAGGTCTTGAACGACGTCCCCGCATCGGACCCCGAGGAGAAGGCGGAAGATGTCCCCGCCAGAACCGCGTTCATATCCTCGAAGTCCACACCGACCTTGCCGGCGACGCCGCCCGCCTGGCCGATGGCCTGCCGATAGTCGTCGAACCCCATCTTGGAGGCGACAAGCGTTCCGGATATCTGATCGGCCACATCGCCAAGCCCGGATGCTTCTCGGCTGAACTGCGCCATCACATCGGTGATCGCGTCTGCCGCCGGCGCCAGATTGGCCCCGGTCGCCGACGCCAGCGCAACCGTGGCATCGGCAGCCCCATCCAAGACCTGTTCCGCGTTGAGCCCGTTCTTGATCAGCATCTCCAGCGCCTCGGCGCCCTCGCTCGCCGAAAACGCCGTCTCGGCCCCAAGCCGGATCGCCGCGTCCCGCATCGCGTCGAAGCCGGCGGCATCCAGCCCGCCCGCCGCGGCGTTCACCGAATTCATCGCCTCCTCGAAATCCCCGGCGGCATTGAGCGTCAACGCCCCCGCCGCCACGATCGGCGCCGTCACATAGCCCGACCACAAGGCCCCGGCCTGCTGGAACTGCCGCCCGATCTTCTCGGCCCCCTCCTGCACGCTCTTGAACGCGCCGCCGGTCATGTCCCGCGCCCAGATGTCGAACCACAGAGCCTGCATCGGTCAGCGCCCCTTTTTCTTCTCGTGCAGGATCTCGAGGTAGGCGACCCAGTGCACGAACTCGACGACGTCCATGTCGAGGATCTCGTCGATCCGCCGGCTCAGCAGATGGGCGATCCGGAACGCCGCAAACAGTTCCGGATCGCCCCTCAGTTTCCCGTGGTCTCTTCCTTGGCAACTTCGCTCATCTTCATGATCTTCGTGCCGATCCGCAGCACGATCGCCGGGTCGACGTCGTTCATCAGCACCTTGAGATCGTCGAGGTCGGTGAACATCCGCGGTGCGTCGGCACCTTCGCCCGTCCGGGCGAAACGGAACACCGCATCGGCGTTGACGCTGATATCCTTGTCGATCTGCTTCTTGACGAGCTCGCGGTGCTCCCGCATCGACGGCGCCCGGAACCAGATCCGCAGCGGCTTGTCCGGCTCGCCCCACTCCGGCACATCGATATAGCCCTGCCGCCGGCCATCAAACTCCGCCGCCGCCTTCATCAGAATTGCACTTGCCATCTTCGACCCTTTCGGAAGCACAAAAAAAGCCCGCGGATCACCCCGCAGGCCTGAAACCAGTCGATGCAGCACAGCCGTGCCACAGATTATCTTCTCCCCCACGGGGAGACGGTGGCCCGCAGGGCCGGATGAGGGGGCGCCCTCGGCAAGGCGCCCATGGGGACAAATACCCCAAGGCAGGGCTTACGCGCCGACAGTCGCTTCGGAGAGTTCGCCGTTGCCTTCCACGGTGATCGACAGCGACACCATGTCGTCCATGGGATCGCCGACGCTGCGCCCAGTAACGACGCACGATCCGGAAAGATACTTCGCGCCGGAGGCATCACCAGACGTATAGCCGCCGAAGGTCAGGGTTGACCCGATGGCAAAGGCCGTCTGTCCGGCGTCGGCCGTGTCATAGTGACAGTCGATCGTCCCGTTCCAGTCCTTGTAGGTGGCAATCCGCGTTTTCCAAGTGGAGCCCATGGCGTGGCTTTCGACCGTATCCGCCGAGGTTTCGATCTGGAAATTCGTTACCGACGCCACCGCCGTCGAACCCGACTTGACCTTGCCCTCATGTCCCGCATGTACCGCCATAACCGCTTCTCCTTCTCGTCAGGGCCTCAGCCCGCCGTCCCCGGCGTGTCGGCCCGTGTCACCATCCGCACCCGGTAGGTCAGCACCAGCGACCCCGCTGGCTCGTCGCCGGCCCCGTAGATCTCCGCCGTCGTCGCCACCAGGTGGCTCGCCAGCGCCAGACCGCCGAACTTCGGATCGGCGGCCATCGCCGTCTCGATCTCACCGGCAATGTCGTCCAGCACGTCCTCGAAATCCTGTCCTGCCGCGGTCGCCACCACGTCGAATTCGGGCATCCGCATCAGCCCGAACCCGCCGCCCGCGCCCTTGGTGTCCGGCGCGGCCGGCTCCTGCCGGAACCGCACCCGCAGGAACGGCATGCTTGAGGCCGGCATCGCCTTGCCCCGCCCCGCCGCCACCCGCGCCCCCGTCAACGGCAGCCCCGTCACCGCCGCCACGATCGCCGCCCGCACCTCGGCCCGCAGATGGCTCATTGGAATTCCTCGCGGCCCGCCATCGACAGCGATGTGGTCTCCAGAAGCGGGCCACCTTTGGTAAAAGACCCCGCGGCGTCGCCCTGCATCGACCTCCTGCCTTGGCCGGTCGAAGAACTCGACGCGGCCATGAAGGGTTTCGGTGATCAATTCACCCGCCAGATAGTCGACCATGTGCTTTCCATGTTCATCCATCTTGTAGCGCAAGACGAATTTTGCCTCGTCGTCGGCCGTGATGCAGTGATGCTGCTCGACGCCATCAAGAAAGATGCGCGGGCACACACCGGCATTCATCTTGGTCCAATACGGGATCAGCCCCGGATCATCGTCGAGGCAGGAATATCGCGTCATGTCGCCTTCTCCAGCACCAGCACCGTCATCCCCGTGCCGTCCGGCCGCACCTCGCGCACCACGAACGACCCGATCAGCACCGCATCCGCATCCCGCACCACCAGCCCGTCACCGTCGGTGATGCCCGCCGGCAGATCCGCCGTCCGGCAGGTGAACATCGGCGCGCCCGACACGAACCCGAGCCCGTCCACGTCATCGCTCGACGTGAACGCCCCCACATCCACCGCCGGCCGATCGAATATCCCCGCCACCGCCGGCCGCGCACTCCCCCCCGCCGGCGTCACCACGCCGTGATCTCCGAAGAAGGAGACCTCGAATTCATCGACGAGGCCCATCAGCTCGCGGAACATGCCCGTCCCTCCTGCAGGTCACCACGCGGAAACAGCCCGTCCGGGCAGCCCGCATCGAACAGATGCGTGCCCTCGTGCCGGATCGCCTGTTCGGGATCGAGCCAGATTTCGCCGCCACTGTCGGTCCAGCGCCGGCAGAAGGCGTAATCCTCGCCGAACCACGTGCCGCCGATCACACCCGGCCGGAACAGCTCGGGCACCACCGTCGTCTCGCCGGCCTCGTCATGGCGAAAGCGCACGATGTCGGGCGCCGCCGCCATTGACGCCACCACCTCACGGCGCAGCATCATGAAGCCGGTGCCGATCCGCTCGATCCGCACGAAGCCGGTGCGGGCATCGCGCAGGGTCGGGCCGGGTCGGGGGTGGAAGTTCCAGGTCAGCGGCTCGGTCCGCTTCGGCACGCCGCAGGCGGAAAAGCCGAAGCCGGCGGCCAGCAGCCGCACAACCGCCGAGGCCGGCCACTCCTGATCCGCGTCCACCAGCAGCGCATGGCTGAACCGCTCGGCGGCGAGGAACTTCGCCATCAGGAGGTTGCGGGCATGCGAGATGATCGCATCCCCGGCCACATGCACCAGGCCGCAGGGAACGCCGCGCGCCCGCATCTCTTCCTGTGTGTCCCACAGCGAAGTGACGTAGCCGCTCGACAGGCCCTTGTAGCAGGGCGTCAGGATCAGGAGGCCGCTGACCTCGGCGCTTTCGTAAGCCACGCCGCGCTCAGAACACGCCGTTGAGGCGAACGCGGACCGTCGTTCCGGTCGTCGTCTTCGCCGCCAGCGCGGCGCCGATCTTGGCGTTGCCGGTGGTCGCCTTGGTGACGAGGCTGGTGGTCGCGTCGAAGTAGAGCGCGTCACCGATCGCCATCGGCGCATTGGTCACCGTGTCGAGGTCGAACACGCCGCGCGTCACCAGCGCCACGTCGGCGCCGGAGGCCGCATCGGTCTGGGCCACGCCGAACAGCGTACCCACGGCCACCGGATCGCCGGAGGCAACAATGGCGGGCGCGGCGACGGTGATCACCTCGCCATCCTGAACATAGTTCTTCATCGGAAGTCTCCTTTTCGGCGGCGCGCCGCCATGTCCACGGGGCAGCCCGGGCGGCCCGGTCAGGTCCGCCCGGCTGGGTCAGAGTGCGAATGTCAGGCTGTGAGGATCAGACGCCGGCGTTCTTCAGGAGGCCGCGATAGTCCAGCGCCTTCACGCCGGCATCGATCCGGACCTTGAATTCGGTCCCGTCGATGGTCCAGCCTTCCTTCTGCTCGAGCATCGGCTCGGCAACGCCGTCGAGGTAGGTCACCTCGATCGTGTCGGCCACCATCGGGTCGGCCGCCATGTACCAAGCGGTCGCCGAGGCCGCGTCGAGACGGCCCTCGCTGATCACCATCGCCATGTCGCGCACCGAGTTCGGCAGCTTCGGGTTGGCCTGGCCGGAGGCGACATCGGTCTCCGACGAGATCACCACCTTCGACTTGCCCTCCAGCGCCAGCGGCACCAGCACATACTTCGGGCGGATGTTGAGCGCCGCCGCGTGGCCGTCCGGGTCGGTCTGCAGGCCCATCGCCGTGCGCGCCGCGTCGAAGGCCGCGGTCGAAGGGGCCGCCGCCGTCGGCAGGTTACCGTGGTCGGCGTGGAACAGCGCGGTGCCATCCGACATGGCCGGGTTGCTGGTCAGCACCGCATAGACCAGATTGCCGATCGTCCGGCGCGAGGCCCGGCCCATGGCCCGCGGGATCGACGACAGCACCGACAGGTCGTCGTTGATCACCGCCTGCCGGGTGATCGCGAACAGCTTGCCGTAGGTCGCGATCATCACCTCTTCGCCGCGGTCGCCCATCTTGCCGTAGGTGTATTCGGCGCCCTCTTCCACCTTCGACAGGCTGGGGAACAGGTTGACGCCGACCCGCGCCTGCTTCTTGAAGTCCGACGCCGAGCCGCGGGAGGTCCAGGCCTCGAAGGTCTCCGGAGATTCTTCCCAGCCCTTGAGCATCGATTTTGCGGCCACGTTCTGGAGAACGCTGGCAAAGTCCGACGTCGAGTGCATGCCGCCGGCCATACTCGGCACGAAGGCCGCGCCGACCATTTCCAGCCCGCTGCGAAACGGCGCCCGCAGGCCGCGCGCGTCGAGCGAGGCCCGCGCCAGCTCGCGCAGGCTCAGGCTGGAAAACTCGTTGCGCTCGCCGCCGTCCAGCCGCGCCTTCATCATCAGCGACCGTTCGGCGCCCGTGCGCCAGCGGTCCACCTCGTCGGCGGTCACGGTGATGTGGCTCCGCTCGGTCGTCGGCGCCGCGGAGGCCATGGCGTCGATCACCCGGCTGCGCGCCTGGTCCAGCGAGGTGTTGGCGTCGATCATCTCCGCAGCCAGCGTGGCCGGAAGCCGCGCCGTCATCACCATGCGGTTGATCTCGGCAATGCGTCCGCGCTCGGCGGTCGCCGCCTCGAGGCGGATCGCCGACGGATCGACAGCCGGGGCCGGGATCTGGGCCGGAATCTGGGCCGCGTTCTGGGCAGAGAGCTGCGCCGCCGCAACCGGCTGCGGCGGCAGGGGCGGCGTCGCCGCCGGAGTGGCAGTGGGGTCCATGGTCACTTCCTTTCGTCCCGCGGCCATCGCCGCAATACGCCAGGGCGAAGTCGCCGCGGGCGGTTCCGCACCCCGGATCACCGGGGGCGCATTCCTGAACACCGACCAGCAGAAGGCATAGGCCTGCACGGCCGCCCCCTCCGTCCGGTCGGCAAATCCGAGTTGCAGCGCCAGCGCGCCGTTCATCCACGTCTCGTCCGCCATCAGTGCGCGCACATCCGCGACCGGCCGTCCGCTGCGCCGGGCGTAGACCCCGGCATATTCGGCGGCCATCATGTCGAGCACGGCGGCGGCCTCGCGGTGCACCGAGGGCGGGCCGTAGACCACGGCCGCCGGCTCGTGGATCATCAGCGTTGCGCCCTCGGCCATCGTGATCGTGGTGCCGGCCATCAGCAGCAGCGAGGCGGCCGAGGCGGCCACGCCATCGACCGTCATGTGCACCGCGCCGCGGGTATAGGCCTTGAGGTTGTTGTAGATGGCGAGACCGTCGGTCGCGATGCCGCCGGGCGAGTTCACATGAACCTCGATGTCCCCGTCCGCACCGGCCAGCAGCGACACCACGTCTTCCGCCAGCACGCCCGCGCCGTCGAAATCGCGAAAGCCGATCGGCCCGTAGATGTTGATCCGTTCAGCCATTGGAGTCGGGTTCCTTGTTGTCCGGCGCCTCGGCTTCATCCGGAGCCGTGGCGGCATGTGCCGTGCCGGCCCGCGAAAGCCGCGATCCGTCAATGTCGAGCGTGAGGCCTGCGGACTTGTGCGCCGCCTTCAGCAGCTTCATGTCGCCCACCAGTTCGTCCATCAGCTTGGCCGGGTCGAAACCGCGCTCGCGCACCGTGCCGCTCCACGAGGCAAGACCGGAGCGGATCGCATCCCGGTCCGCCGCCGTCTCCTTGGCCGGGTCGATCATGATCCGCCGCGGCGGTGTCCAGTCGATCGCCACGCCCGTGACCGGCAGGCCCGCCAGCTGGGCCGCATCAAGGATCCACTGCGCGGCGGTTTCGAAGCCCTGCGGGATCAGCGTCGTCCACCGCGATTCGTCGATGCCCCGCTCCATCTCGATCCAGCCCATCCGGCCGGACGAGAAGTTCACGCCGCCGAGATTGCCGGTCAGCGCCTCGTAGGTCAGACCGACGCCGGCGGCGATCGCCCGCAGCGCCTCGGCGACGAACGCCGGATCGGTCACTTGCGGCGGCGAGCCGAACCGGATGTCCCGCCCGGCCGGCAGCGACACGATCATGCCCGGCTCGAAACTCTCCACCATCTGCCCGGCGTCGTCCGACACCGCGCCGGCCACGATCGTCGAAGGCCCGCCGCCGGGGCCGTCGGCGTCGACCATGAAGGCCGAGAAGCACGCGGCGATCTTCTGCCGCAGCAACTGCGCATCCTCGAAGTCATGCAGGTCCTGGAGCCGCATCATCACCGGCGCGAGCCAGGTGGTGCCGCGCACCTGCCCGGGGCGCTCGGCGCGGAACACATGCGCCACATAGGCTGCAGGCACCGCCCGCGACCGCAGCCGCAGTCCGGGACGGCGCGAGCCGGGGTGAACATCGAACAGGTGATAGGCCACCCGCCGGTGCGCCGCGTCGAACTCCACGCCCTGCACCGCGTAATGCCCGTCCGCCATCGGACCGTCGACCAGCGTGTCCAGATGATCCGCCTCGATCACCTTGATCTGCAGCGGGATCGCCAGCCCGGCGGAGCTCGGCACGGGAATGCGCCGGATCAGCACCTCGCCGTCCTGGATGAGGGCGCGGCAGATCATCCGCTGCAGCCCGTAGATGTCGTGCCGCCCGTCGCGTCGATCGCCACCGATTCCAGATGCGGCCGCAGCACCCGGTCAAGCCGGTCCCTGCTCGCCTTCGCCCCGCCGCGGAACGACGGCACGATCCCCGCGCCGACGATGTTCTGCGTCAGCACCGCTGGAATGCGTGCCGCCCACGGGTCGTTGCGCACCATGTCGCGCGCCACGTGCCGCAGCCGGTCGAGCGCCCCCATCTGCGCCGTCGTTGCATCGCCCCCGGGGGCGTACCAGCCGCTCGTCCTCCGCCCGCGCGAGGCGCCTTCATAGTGCGCGCGCGGCTGCGACATCCGCAGCAGCCCCTCGGTCACGAGCCGCGCATGGGCACGGCGCATCGCCGTCGCCGGCGACACGACGGCAATCAGGCGGTCGATCAGCCCCATGGTCAGGCGCCGCGCCGGAACGAAGCGTAGCGCGTCACGGGGGCGGAAGTGCCGGCCACCTCGGCGCGCATCTCGTTACGCAGCCGCAGCATCTCGTCCAGCGAATGGAAGTCCATCCGGCGCATGCCGGCCGACGTCTGGAACGTCACACTGCGCACGCCCTTGCCGATGGCGCTTTCGAGTTTGTCGAGGTCCGTCTGCGACCAGCTCATTTCAGAAACCCTTTCCGACGGCCAGCCAGCCACCGTCCATTGCCGTTCTTCGTGCTGTCCGCCTTCGGCGCCGTCGCCTCGTCCGCCGCCCGCTTCGCCGCCGCTGGCTTGGCCGTGCCGGTCTGGACCTGCCCGGTCTGAACCTGGAGCGGCGCGGGCGTCAGCAGATCCGCCGCCGCCATCTCTGCCGGCACGCCCCGCATCATCGCCAGCGTCGCCCACTGCTCGTCCGACATCCGGGTCAACCCCAGATATTCCGCCGCCGCCATCGCGTAGATGCGGCAGTCGAGCAGATGGTTTTCGCCACGCTCAAACCACTTCTTCACGGTGCGCCCGCGGTTCGTCTCTTCGGCGAGATACTCGGAGGTGATCTGCTTGAAGTAGGTCTCATCGAGGAACATGCCGAAGTGGCAATAGCCCGGCGGATTGACATCTGCGCCGCTCATGATTCCTGGCTTCTTCAACTGCGAATACCATTCGGCCTTGAGGCTCCATGTCCCCAACGGCCAGACCATCGCGCCATTTCTGATCCGTTGGCCCTTGAGGTTGATATCGACCTTCGACGGCGTTCCGACCGCTGGGGCTGACCACCCCAGGGAAGATCCCTTGATCGCCTTGATCGTCGCCCGCCCTCGTGTGAAGGCGTAGACCTGATGGGTACGGCCACCAGTTCCGTCACCGGAATCGATGAACGCCATGTCGATCGTGCGGTGGCCGCCGAACGCATCCGGAAATCGCTCGCCGAGAAGTTCATCAAGCTTCGTGAACGCACCCCGGTTCTGATCCGTCGTGTCGCCCTCCAGCCACCGCTTGGAGACGCACCACGACTGCCGATCCCGCCCGTAAGCCACAACTTCGGCCCAGATGCCGGCGTGCTGCACGTCGCAGCCGGCCACCAGTAGCAGCCCGGCCGCCGGGATCCGATTTTCCGGATAGTCCTCGCGCCGCTCCATCAGCCGCACGTGGTCTGGCGCGTCGCCCCGGAACTGGTAGGGCAGCCCCAGATTGAGGTTGGCGTAATCCTTCAGACCGGTCTCGCCGCGGCGCTCGGCGGCGATGTAGTCGCGCGCCATGTCGCCGTAACTCATCATCAGGCTGACAAAGCCGTCGATGTGAAAGCCGGGATGCCGGTCCGGCCCGCTTTCCGTGGCCCGCCAGAACCCCGCCCGCACCGCCAGAACCCGCTCCGGCTCACGCATCGGATAGCCGCAGCAGGCGGTTTCCATGTAGCTCTCGTCCGGCGTGTCCCGGTCGATCCGGAACGCTTCGAACGTCTGCACGAAGGCATCGCCGCACTGCGGGCACGGCACATGCCAGAACCGCTGATCCGACCGCCGGAAACTTCGGTCGATCCGGCAATGCCCCTCCGCTTCGCCGAGGTCGTCGCCTGTGTCGACCTCCGGCGTCGACACCTCGAGGATCTTGTAGGACCGCAGCCGCCGGAAGGCCGTGAACCGCCCGAAGAACAGCGTCTCCGGATCGCCCCGCCCGGGGATGTTGGTCCACTTCGACAGCTCGTCCTTGACGCCCTTCTTCACCGTCTTGCCGGAGAGGTCCATCACCGCATTGGCGTTGGCGAGCGCCAGATAGCCGCCCGGAAACTTCTTCTCGTAGGTCGTCGAGCCCGTGCCGCTGCGGCTGGTCTGCGGCACGAACACCTCGCGCCGGATCTTTTTCTGCCAGGCGTCGATCGCCGGCTGCAGCTTCTGGCCGTTGACGTCGCGCAGCCAATCGATGCCCGGCCCCGCGTAGAGCATGTTCGCCGGCTCGCGTTCGGCGACATAGAGACACCAGCCGATCGCCAGCACCGAGGCGCCGGTCTGCTGGCTCTTGCGCACCGTGACGAGGTTTGCCGGATGATCGTCGCCGAGACAGTCGGCAATCTCGGCCAGATACGGCGCGCCCTCGGCCGACCAGAGTTCGCCGGCCTGCGGCCCGTCCACCAGCACCAGGTTCTTTTCCAGCCACTGCGACAGCGGCAGCGGCGGCACCGGCCGGATGCCGGCCGCCAGCGTGCCGGCAATCAGCCGCAGGGCATTGGCAAAGCCGCGGACCGGGGCATTCATGACCCGACGTCCGCCCCCTCGATGTCGTTGATCTCGTCCGATTCGGGCGCCGCTTCGAACACGGACTGAAGCGCCGTGGCCACGTCGGCCCGCATCCGGCTCGCGATCTTTTTCAGCATGACCCGAAGCCCGTGCACGCCCTCGCGCGCCGTCGCCGCCGCAAGATCGTCCGCCGAGTTCGGCAGCCGGTCGATCAGCGCGGCGATCACCCCGAATGCCTCTTCCGTGCCGGCCCGCACCTGCGCCGTCGGCGTCAGCAGCCCCTTGCGCAGCGCAAGGTCGATCTTTTTGTTCTCCGCGTCGATCCAGGCGCGCACCCGCAGCGCCTCGTCATAGCTTTCCGCTGCCGGACGCTGCGGCTCCCGCTCCTGCACCTGCCGCTTCGACGGGTCGCCATAGCGCCCGCGCAACTGGTCATAGTGGGCGATGTTCACCGCCCGGATCTTGCCGTTGGGGCCCCGCTCCACCTCGAGCCCGTGCTTCTCCACCAGCCGGCCAACCATCTTCGACACGTTCGGCTGCGACCCGTCCTGTCCCCGAGCCACGATCTGGGCGATCGTCCACATCACCGCCCGCGGCGGCTCGGACATAACCCCATCACCCGAAGCCATACCCGACATAACCCTGTTTTCCCTCCAGCCTCACTGACAAACAATCGGGGCGCGAATTACCCGCTGGCGATGGGGGGCCGGGAAGGACCCAAAAGGTTCAAGCCGGGTCGGGTCGAAGATCGCGGTTTTAACGAGCATGATGTAATCGGCATCACGTGCCACTACCGCGACGCACCATTGACGCGGGTCACGGCCTCGCCGAGGCGGCGGCCGAAGGTGGCGCGGGCGGTGCGTTCGGCGTCACCGTAGAAGTCGAAGCGCGGGGTGAAGGCGGTGCGGGTCACCGAGGTGAGCACCACACCCAGCGAGCGTCCGCGCCGCATCATGATGTTGACCTCGCCGCTGCCCTTGCTGCGCAGCACGAAGTAGGTGGCCGGGGCCTGCCGCTTTCGCTTGCCTGCCGGCTTGAGCGGACGCGACGTGGCGCTAGCCACACGCCCAGTGCCTGTCAGGTCGGACATGATGCGCCGCAGCTGAGCCGCGCTGATGTTGCCGTAGCTGTTGATCGTCGCCGCAGAGCCGGGCACGAAGTAGGTGGACGTGGTTGGCAGGCCAAGCCTGGCCGCCAGCGCAATCTCGAAGGCCTTCGGCGGACGCAGACCGCCCGCCTCCTGCGTCTCCAGCCAGTGGCGTGGCCCGGTCGACCCGGCCGCGTCCTTCTGCTTCACGCGGGCCATCAGCTTCTGTTTCGACGCCCTGTCGAAGCGGAAGGCGTTCAGCGTGAACGGCGTCGGACGGTCGAAGTCCGACCGCATCTCCGCCGGCAGCGCCTTGACCACGTCGGCCGCCGTGGCGTTCACGGCCAGCATCTCGGCGTAGATCATCTGGCTGTGGGTGCGGGTCAGGTCGCGGGTGAACTCGCGAAGGTTCGTGCGCACGCTGATCTGCATCCGCGCGCCCTCCCGTTCCTCGCCATCCGCGCACAACGAAAAACCGGCCGGTAGTTGCCTCCGGCCGGCTGAACGCTGGTCACACCTGTGAATGCTCTAGGTGTCTGTCAAATCCAAGATCGATGCAAGCGGTTTTTTCGGTTCGTCATCCGCTTTTGGTTTGCGGCTCACTCGGCAGCGAGCGGCAGGGACGCGGCAAGCGGCGCGGGCGGGGCAGCCCAGGGCTCGTGCGGCGCGCGCGGGCCGGTCAGGCGGTGATCGACCATCCGGCCCGACAGGTCGTCCCGCAGCCGGACCAGCGCGCCGCGCCACATCGACCAGGTGGCGCGCGTGGCCTCGACGATCTCCAGAGACGGATAGACGTCCAGAACGCACCAGGCCGCCACCACCTTGCCGGCTGGGCTGAATTCCTGCTCGACGACGATCTTGCCGTTGCGGGCGTGACGGCGCGGGGTGATCTCCGGCCAGATATCCCAGTCCGGCCGGTCGCGCATCCGGCCGTAGCCCATGACCACGATCCGCTCGTCGAAGGTGAGGCCCGGCCCGACCAGCGCCTCGTAACAGGCCAGCGCATCGGGATGACAACGCGCGCCGAGGGCACGGACATGGGCGCCCTGCCGATCGACGATGGCGCCCAGCGCCAGCGTGTCGCAGACGATGGCCGCGGAACTGACCGTCGGCACCCCCGGCCCGCTGCGCAGCATCGCCGCCACCTTGTCGGCAGCCTGATCGTTCAGCGTCCAGGCGACGAGGTCCTCGATGTCGATGTCGATCATGCCCATCGCCGCTTCCTTTCGCCCGAATTCGGGCTCGTGAGG